TTGGACCATCAGGTGGCACAGCTGTAACACTTACATCTGGTGCAATACATTTAATTTATACTGACGGTACATCAGCATTTCAAATACCAGAAAATTTAGCTAACATGGCATTATCAGGTACACTTACTGTTACAGGTGATGTGTCATTTGATGGAGGTGCTTTTACATTTAACCAATCAGGCGCAGCAGTAGATGCTAGATTTGAAGGCGATACAGATCAAAATTTAATTATAACAGATGGTAGCACAGATCGTGTTGGCATGGGTATTGCAGCACCAAACGGTAAATTACATGTAAGACAAGCTTCTGCTACAGGTGCGCAACCTGTTATAGAATTAGAACAATTAGATCAAGATTACGCATTTACAAACTATGTAGGCACATCAGCAACTGATGCATCTAAAAGTATATCTTCATCTACAGCTGAAGCTAGTAACAAAGTTGGAGCTATAAGAATAAGGGTGAATGGTACAGAACGTTGGATAAGAATTTACGATAACGCAATATAGGAGCTTAAATGGCACTTATAAAAATTCAGGTATCGCCAGGTATAGACAAACAAAATACAGAAACTGGTGCAGAGGGTCGTTGGATAGATTGCGACAATGTTCGTTTTAGATACGGACTACCAGAAAAAATAGGTGGTTGGGCAAAGACAACTGCAGAAGCACTTGTAGGAGCAGCAAGAGGAATATTAAATTGGTTTTCTCTTGATGGTGATCAATATCTTATGACAGGCACAAACAAAAAATTGTATGTGTATCAAAATCAAGCTTTTCATGACATTACTCCAATACGTGTAAGTGGTGCGTCTATTACAGAATTTACTACTACCTCAGGATCTACAACAGTTACAGTTACAGATGCTACACATGGTGCAATAGAAGGTGATTTTGTCACTATATCTAGTGTATCCGGTACAGCTAATGGTATTACAGCTAGTAATTTAGAAGGCGAATTTGAAATACAATCTGTAACAGATACAAACAATTATGTTATTACTGCTAAAGCGGCAGCTACTGGTACTGGTGCTAGTGGTAGAACAGGTACAGCAGAATATCAAATAAACACAAATCCTGCTTTTTCTATTCAAGGTTATGGATGGGGTGCAGGCACGTGGGGATTATCAACTTGGAATACTACACGTGCTGGTCTTGCATCACCTAACTCTGTACAACTCGATTCTGGTAAATGGTCTTTAGATGCTTGGGGTGAAGACGTATTAGCGCAACAACTTAATGGAAGTTTATATTATTGGGACACATCTGCAAGCACATCAACTGTGCAACGTGCAAACAGAACACAAGTTTCTGGAGCACCTACATCTAGTAGATTTGTATTAGTTTCTGGTACAGATAGACACGTCATTTGTTTTGGCACAGAAACAACCATAGGTACACCGTCAACTCGTGATGATATGTTTCTTCGTTGGTCAGACCAAGAAGATCCAGCGCAATGGACACCGACTGCTACAAACACAGCTGGGTCACAAAGATTAACAGATGGATCAAAACTTGTAACAGCAAAACGTTCACGTGGTGCTGTTCTTGTATGGTCAGATACTGCATTGTATCAAATGCAGTTAATTGGTGCACCATTTGTATTTGGTTTTCAACAGCTAGGTTCTGCTTGTGGATGTGTAGGACAACATGCAGCTATAGAATCTAACGGTAGATCATTTTGGATGGGTAATGATTCTTTTTATACATTTGATGGTTCTGTGCAAAAATTACCATGTAGTGTAGAAGATTTTGTATTTAACGATATTGATGAAGCATCACAAAAAGACACATTTGCTGGTCTAAATACAGAGTTTAATGAAGTTACATGGTTTTATTGTTCTAGTGGATCAAATGTAATAAATAGATCAGTGACTTATAATTATTTAGAAAACGTATGGTATGTTGGTACTCTTGCTAGATCTTCATGGTTTGACAAAGGAGTATATGCTTTTCCGCAAGCCATAGAATTTGAAAACAATAGCACAGTATCAACAATAAGCACAATAACAGGTTTAACTGCAGGTAGAAGTTTTCTTTATAGTCATGAAAATGGTAACAACGCAGATGGTGTAGCATTATCATCATCAATTACATCTGGTGATTTTGTAATACCAGAAGCAGGAGAAAGATTAATGTCTATAAAAAGATTTATACCTGATTTTAAAGATCAATTAGGCGATGTAGATGTAGAATTAAACTTTAAACTATATCCGAGCTCCACGGCCACAACCAATGGTCCTTTCACAGTGTCACCTACAACAACAAAAATAGATACACGTGCACGTGGTAGACAAGCATCTTTAAAAATAACAAGTTCTGCTATAGATACTAAATGGAGATATGGTACATATAGAGCAGACGTACAACCAGATGGTATGAGATAATGGCACAGATAAACATACCTAGATTACCGCAAGCACCGCAAGAATATAGTAAAGGACAAATAGATCAAATGATACAATCACTAGATTTATTAATACAGTTATTAAATAGTTCTTACACACCAGAAACACTTAGAGAAGAGGACGAGGCATTTGCCTGGTTTTTAAATTAATGGCTAATACATATAAACGAGTAATATCTGCTTTAACTAGCACAGGAGATAATACAGTATATACTTGTCCTACAGCTACAACTACCATAGTAAAAACTGTAAAAGTGTTTAATGCTAGTGGTGGAGCTGCAAACGTGACCATGAAAGTAAATGCTGTGTCAATAGATAACGAGTCTAGTTTGGCTAATAATGCCACAAAAACCTTTGTTTCTGGATCAGATGTATTAGAATCAGGAGATGCATTAAAAATTAACACAAATGTACAGCCAATTAACGTATACGTAACATTTTTAGAGATATCATAATGATTGAAAACATACAAAATACTTGCTATAAGGAGAAAATATGCCTATAAAAGATGACGGAGTAGTAGAGTACGTCGAGATCAACGGAGAGAAGGTACCGAAGATTGTTGTTCCGGCAGAAATAACTATTACCAATACTGTAACAGGAAAGGAATACGGTTCAGCTAAAGAAGCTGATGATGATGTTGCTGATCCTGCAACTGACACTAAAGCAGAACACATTAGACAAGATGTCGTTATTAGTGCAGCAATTCACAAAATATTAGAAGGTAAAGCAGGAGACGTATAGTGTCAATAAGAAACATACGAAGAGAAAGAAATCAACCACGGCAACAAGATGAAGCAGTTTCTGCTTTTAACATGTCAAGACCTAGGATGCCTTTTGATGATAGTAACAGAGAAAATTATATTATGCGTTCTGGTATGTTTGGTCAACCTACCATAGCTGATATGAAAGCAAAAGATGTTGCACCATTACAAATATTTCCTCCAAATCCTGATCCAAATATTATAGTAGATTACGAAGCAGGTAAAGGTGGCAGAGATTCATCTATGTTACCTAATTTTACAGCTACAATAGAACCAGTTATAGACGTGACACCTGGACCCGTGGACATGATGCCATCACCTGTAAATCCTTTACCTGCAGATTCACTTGGCGATAGATTACGAGATTTATTGGACATGGACCTAAAAGATGTTCCACAAGGGCAAGTACTTATGGCTGATGGATTACCTTTTAATTTGTTTCAAGATCCAACAGCTGATGGTGGTATTATAGATTACCTTAGTAGAAAACTTTTTGGTGATGACGATCCAGAAAATGATTTTTCTAATCCTGTTTTACCTCCTAGTGACGGTTTTGAACCATATGATCCAAATAATCCTAACATGTTTATGTTACCTGACGGTATGGAACTTGATGATATGCCCATGGAGGATATTTTAGAAATGATGCAAGGTGAAAAATTAGAAGCCAGTGCAGACAGTTATTCTTTACCAAATTTATTACAAATGCTCAATGATGCAAAAGATGCTGGTGATGATTCATACGATACAATATTAGAAGATATAGAATTAAGATATCCAGGTGCTACAATGGATGTAGCAGAATTAACTGATGCACAAAAGAATTTTATGTTATCTCCTTTACAAAATCCAAATTTTCAATCAAGAGAAGATTTGTTTAATAAAGTAAAGCAAATGGAAGACAAAGGATTTTTTGGTTTTGGAGCACAAGAACCTACAACAATGGAAGAGATGTTAGAATTTATGAACACAGATGCGTATAGGAGAGCATTTAGTTAACATGGGATTTTTTGATTCAGCAATAAAGAATATAGTTAAAAAGGCAAAACCAATATTACCTGTTGCAGCAATGTTTGCTGCACCATATCTTGCACCAAAACTAGGTGCATTTTTAGGAGCTAGTGGCAAGGGTGCGGGTCTAGGTTCTTTACTAAAAGGTTATGGTACAAAGTTTGGTGCAATGCCAATGTTACTCAAAGCACCAGTTAGCTCTGGTTTAACAAGTTATGGTATAGCAAAACTTATGGGTCAAAAAAATCCTGAACGTGCAGCATTGTATTCTGCATTAACAGCTTTGCCGTTTTCTTTTATGAAAGCAAATGCTATGGCTAATCAACTAGGTGGTGATGTAAGCGCAATGGATTTACTCATGGCACCAGGTGGACAACCAATTACACAAACAGTACCAAGATTTGGAGTAGAAGGTAACATGAAGGGTTTACCTTTAAACGTAATGCCTAAAACTCAATATCTTGGAGATACTACAAGAACATTATCGCCAGGTATGAAATTATCAGATTTATTTAGAACACAACAAGCAGGTAAAACTTTCTTAGGCACAGATTTACCAGCAGGATCTTTTGACATAAAAGCTGGTATACCTTTACTTGCAGGCACACTTGGCGGCATGCCAACAGATGCACAGGCAGAAGAAATGCAAATTGAAAGAGAAAAAAGACGCATGAAACAAATGTATGACATGATGCAAAATCCTTATTACAGTTACGTGCCTAGTGAATTTAAGTTTACGCCTTATGAAACAGGCGGCGAGGTCAGTGGCCCAGGTGGGCCAAAAGATGATGCAATAAATGCAAAGTTAAGTGACGGAGAGTTTGTTATGACAGCAAAAGCTGTTGAAAACTTTGGTAATGGTAGTAGGATGGAGGGCGCAAAGAAAATGTATAAGATGATGAACGCTCTTGATCCTGAGTCTGAAAAACCTTCGGAAGCCATGGTATAAATGGATTGGAGATTTTTCGAAGAGAAAGATCTTCATTGGATTCAAAAAGTAAGCAAAGACTTTTTACAAGAATCTCACTGGGGGAATGAAGTGGAGATAAACGAAGAAAAAGTTAAAAACTATTTCTTCGCAGCAATGAACAAATCAAACATGTTTGGTATCATTGCTACAAAAAAGGAAGAACCAATAGGTTTCATGATAGGATGCATATTGGAGTTTCCTTACAGTAAAGATACTTTTAGTAGACAATTGGAATTGTATGTGATTCCAAAGGAGAGAGGCAAAATGACTGGTATACAACTAATGAAAAAATTTGTAGATTGGTCAGAGATGAATAAAGTAAAAGAGGTAATATTAAGTGTCTCTGAACAAGTAGGTAGCTTTGATAAAGTTGCAAAACGTTTAGGGATGAAAAAAATTGGAACAAATTATAGGAGAGTATTTTGAGTATACCAGGATTATCAAGCGGAGACGATCCATCGGGCACTACGTTTCAGACGACGTTTCAACGTGAAGCACCACAGATAGAAGCACGTAAGCTACAGCTTATGGATACAGCTTCAGGATTTGCAAAAGATCCTGTATCTATTCCTACGCAAGACGTTGTTGATTTTACCAATCTACAAACAGAAGCTTTTAATCGTACAGCTGGTGGTCTTGGTTCTTTTGAACCTTTTATAAATGCGGCAACTCAAAACTTACTTGATAGCACAGCATCTTATGATCCTATGTCATATCAAGCTTTTATGAATCCATTTCAAAATGAGGTTATTTCAGGTATAGAAGATCAATTTGCAAAACTGCAAAATCAAACTAATTTACAAGCAGCAAAAGCTGGTGCTTTTGGTGGTGCTAGACAAGGTGTACAAAGTGCAGAATTAGGTAGACAACAAGCGCAAGCTGTCGGTCAAGCGCAAGCACAAAACTTTCAACAAGCACAGCAAATGGCACAACAGAATTTTCAAAGTGAAATGCAAAGAAAAGCACAAGCGTCACAAGGTCTTGGAGCACTCGGAGCACAACAACAAGCATTGCAACAGGGGGATATTGCATCTGCTATGTCAGCTGGTTCAGTACAGCAACAGCGTGCACAACAAATACAAGACGCACAATATCGTCAAAAAATACAACAGCTTTATGAGCCGTTTCAACGTCTTGGTTTTGTTAGTGACATCTATCAAGGCATGCCATCTAGTGGCATGGCTACAACCATGGGCACTTCACCACAGGTCAACCCGTTAGCACAAGCTGTAGGTACTGGTATTCAAGGATTGGCTGCATACGAAGCGCTAAAGAATTAAGGTCTCATGGTTAGTGCAATACTAAGACCTTTGTTTCAAAGAACAGCTAGAGGTTTTAACACACCGCAAGGTAGAATGTTTACACTTGGCATGATGCCTCCAATGATTGACTCTATTACAGATCAAAGCGGTCTCACACCTGCAGATTTTGATACTGATGTAACAGAGGATATAAGCACAGAAATAAATGTAACATCGAAAGATCCTACACCAAAAGGACCTGTGGATGGACCTACGGTTTCTGCTAAAGAACAATCAGCAGAGGAAGAAATAGTTAACGAACAATCTCTTACAACAAACGAAGGAGCTGGCACAGAAACAGATAATTTTGCGTCAAATGAAGTACAAAACGATCCTGTAATAGCAGACTATATAGATAACGATAGTGTCAAAAGAATAAATACTTACAAAGATGTTATAAAACAATTTATAGGAGATTCTTCCGGTGACAAATTACAGAAGGTTGCACTATTAATGCAAATAGGATCTTCGTTAATGTCAGGTAGAACAAATCAACCAGGTCTTAGAGGATTCTTCGATGTGGTAGGACAAACAGGACAACAAACTGCACCATTGTTATTTGAAATGGGTGTGCAAAAAGCAAAAGCTGATCGTGAGATAGGAGCTGCTGCGTTAGATTTATACTTTGAACAGATGGAAGATATGTCAGATAGAAGTGGTCCATACGTTATGGTATATCAAAATTACAAAACAGAAGATGATGGTAGTTTATCTTTGGATGCAAGAGGTAAACCAATTAAATTAGAAAAACCACTTAAAGTATTAACGGTGAAAAGAACAAGTCCAGAAGAAAGTAAATTTTATGGATTCAATCAAGCGTATGGTTTTGATGTATTTAGTTTTGTTGAAGCTGGTGAAGGTCAAGATGCATTTGGATTAAACTATGCTGATCAAATAAATGTAAAAGGTGATGCATCTTCTGATGCTCAAGTAGGATACGCACAATATGTTAAACGTGGTTTAATACCATTAGCAAATGAAATTATACCACTTATTATTGAAAGACCAGATCTAATTGGTGCATCAGGCGAGTTAGGAAAAATAGTAGGACCAGTTGCACAAGTATTTGAAGAATTTACAGGGCAAGTAATTGCAGGTGACTTTGATTCTCCGGATGCTACAGGTTCAGGGTTCGCCGTTCGTGAAACAGCAAACGGCACAATGAATGTTGGTGGCGTGGAAGTACCTGTGTTTATTGATAGAGAAAATAAATATGGTGGTAATGGATTAACACAAGATAGATACGGCACAGCTTTAGGTGGTGATGATTATGGTGTAGATACTAATGGGCAACCAGCAAGAGCGTACGTTGTTGCAGACACATTTACAAAACTTTTACAATCTGGTGGTGAAAGATCTGTATTAGAAACATTTGAAACAACACTAGGTTTAATGTTAGCGAGAGACAGACAGCCAACTGGTCGTATGTTAGCAGACGTTTTACGTAGATCATTTGAAGATGTAAGATTAACAGGTATTGGTGGTCGTACAACAGACAAAGCGATAATACAAAACTATGTAAGAATATACAATCAACTATATAATAACATGTCAGGTGCTTTGACACTTGCTGGTTATGATAAAGAAAAGCAACCAGACTTCTTTACAATAGAAGGATCTAAAAAATTAGAAAATGCATACTACAATTGGTTATCAAACAATCCAGAAGAACGAGCGCTTAATCTTGATATATCAGGTGGTATGGGATACGCAGATTGGATGAAAAGTTTTGAAGGTAACATACAAGTAGATCATAATGAAAATATGAAACAAAGTGACACGACTTACGAAAGTATACTCAATAAATACGGATTAAATTAATGGTAGATGTAACAACAAAACAGTTTGAAAAAGCGGCATCAGAGTTAGATGCAAAAGATAAAAAGTTTGTAAGTAAAACTGAAGGTGGTGTGCCACAAACAAAAGCAGAAGAAATAATTGCAAAAAATACTGGACAAATTTTTGAACCTGTTGCAGAATTTTTTCAAGCACCTTTTCAATTTGCTGGTAATTTACTTGTACCAGGCAGTCCTTTTGGAAAAGATAATCCTTTTATATCAGATCAAGCAACGCGTGATGCAAGAGCTTTGGAATTACAAAACCTAAAAACATACAGAGAAAAAAGAGATACTGTTAGAGACAACGTAGTTAATATAATCGCAAGAGCAAAAGAAAAATATCCTGACATGAATCAGCAACAAGCAGCTGAACTTGATGCTGATATACAAGCTTACATTAGATCCATGGGTCTATCACAAAAAGATTTTACAACTATAACACCAAGCACTTTGCTTATGGAAGATGAGTTTGGCTTATACACATCTACACCAAATCCTTATCCTGTTTTAGAAGCTGGACAAGAAATGGTTGCAGGAACAGTTGGTGCTTTGAAAGGATTTAAAGCAGGACCAGTTCTATTAGACGCATTCAACAATCCGTATAGATATGGGACAAAAGGATTGGCTTCTAGATTTATGGCTGGCATGGCACGTGGTGGTAAAACACCTGGACCGTGGTGGGCAAAAGCGTTAGGTGTAATTATTGGTGGTGCTGCAGGTGTAGGTATAGCTGATTATGGGTATGAAGTTCAATTAGATATAATGAACAAGGCTGGCACAGCGAAAAAGTTTTTGAAAAATAGTGACAATCAAATGTTAGAATTAATGTCAAATGCAATACCTGAAAGATTAACATTTGGTCCTGAAGGTATTAATCGCCCTGATCAAATTACAAGAATAAAAGGCGCGTTAAAAGATGCAGCAATTGATGGTGCAATATCTAGTATTTTCTTTGGAGCAAGACCTGCATATTATGCAACAAGAAGATTTATTGGTGGTAATGTATTTGGTATGTTTAAACCAAGAGCAGGATCTAGAGTTCCTGCAGGTAGAGAAGTTTTAGATGCAGAACAAAGATTGTATCAGTCTGGTAAATTTTCTACCACGTTGCAAGAAGATCCATTAACAAAAGAATTTATAGAAACATCCATAGGCGGCCGTGCACAAAATGTACAATTAAATATACCTATTATAGGTAATTTAATGACAAGAATAATGCGAAGTCCTGTATTTAATTTTTTAAGTCCAGCAGAACTAAAAACACCATTAAAACAAATTGGTGATTTACTACCACAAACAGAGAAAATGATTGGTACAAACGTACAACGATCTGACGTTGGTTCTCCTATGCTTTCGGGTTTTATGAAACTTCTTGGTCGTGCACCAGTTATAGGCACGAAAATATATAGAAACAAAGCAGATCAAATGAATGCTTACATGGATCTTGGTGGTAGCATAATACAAAAATTAACTTTTGCTCCCATACTAAATGTTAGTGAACACGGAGCAAGAATTGCAGGATTAGGTAGTGCAGCAGCAAGAGGATTTAGAGATGCAGCTGCAGAAAAACAACAATTATTATTAGAAGCAGCAAGAAAGTATGGCGCGGTTGTAGATGATTCTACCTTAGTTAACGAAGCAAAAAGAATATATCAAAAAGCTTTAGCACAAAGACAAATAGTGCCAACAGATCAAGGAACAGCTGCTATTGGTAAAGATGTTCCTGAGCCTTTTATTAATTTTTTAAAAAATCAAATTATAGATCCAGGTATTGCAGGTGCTAGAACTATAGAACAATACTATGGTCTTCGTGATCAAATGGACAAACTATATAATAAATTTTTGAAAAATGCTGACGGAGAAAGTCAAGCAGATATTTTAAACATGTATAAAGCATGGGAAGCTGACATCGGTAATTTATCAAAATCAGGCATACCTGAAGTAGAAAAACTATGGCGTGATTATGAAAAATTTGTAAGCAATGGTATGATGATGTTTACAACAAAAGCAGGAAAAGCTGTAGCTGGTCCTGTAGAAAGATTTGGTATGGCTATCAACATAGATCCTGATCGTCAAGCAACAAACATATTTGAAACTGTAATTGACATATCTAGAAAAGATCCAGCAAACGCTGCTACAAATTTAGCTACAATGAAAAATATAGTTGGAGACAAAGCTTACTATGAAGGATTGGGTATTTACTTAAATAAAGTATTTAACAATTCAATTGTACAAAAAGACGGCGCAGAATTATTCGATGGTGAGGCATTTAAACGTGCACTTGGTTTAGGAAAAGACAATCCTTTAAAAACATTATTTGAAAAAGCATTGCCTGGTCCACAAGTATCAAAGATAGTTGTAAGAGATGGACAAACTGGAGCTGTAAAAGAATTTGACAATGTTAATTTTAATGAAGGATTGAAAGGTATAAAATATGAATTTGCACAAGGTATAACTGGTAAACAAGCAGCACAGTTACCAACACTAAAAGATTTAGATGATTTCGCAACAATCATGTCTGCAGCTGCAGCCAACGGTATACCAGAGATAAGCACTTTCATGGCACGTCGTGCAGTTATGGGTGGTATACGTTCTGGTATTGCTTCGGCATTACCTACATCTGCATTAGGCATACAACAAAAAACAGTAGCGGCTGGTGCATTAAGTGCGTTTGGTGCTGGTTGGTTAATACCAGCAGCTTTGGCGTATGGTGTAAGATACATGGGTGGAATAATAACAAGCCCACCTTCTCTTCGTGCATATAGAAACATTTTAGATGATACTTTAGCAATACAAACTAGATTCGCTAACTTTGTACGTCTTGTAAGATTACGTCCTGAAGAATGGAAAGAGTTTGACCGTGAATTAGCAGAGATTGAAAAAGAACAAAGATATAGAGAACAAGTTGGACAGAGTATGGCACCAGCAAGAAGTGCATTAGAGATATTTGGTGAAGCTGGTAAAGATCTTTTAGATAAAGGTAAAGGAATAGTAGAAGATACAATGGGTACACCAAATCGATCACCTGCAATGAACATATTAGATAGAATACAAAATCCTCCTAAACCAGATTCAAATTATTTTGCAGATGAAGTATCAAGTATTGGTTCTTCAATAATGCAAAACCCCAACATGAATCCTGCAGCTGCAGCTTCCTTGTACGAAGGAAACTTGGACCAGGCACTCGCTAACAGAGTGGCACCACGTATGGCAGCAAAAGGTGGTATAATATCTTTGGTGAGTTGATGAGTATAAGAGATGCAGTATGGATTACAGGTATTTTTATTGCACTTGGTGCTACATGGGGCATGACATCACAACGTATTAGTGCGATGGAAAGAGACATTGATAGAATAGAAGAGGCTTTGATTTTGTTTACAAAAATGGAATCACGTATTGCTGTTATAGAAACAGAAATAAAAAACATAAATAAAAAATTGGATAACTTATGATTGACATGGATAAACTTTTAGAATCTGTAAAACGACACGAGGGATACAGAAACAAGGTATACCTAGATACCCTAGGAAAGAGAACGGTGGGCGTAGGCCACCTGTGTGTAGAAGATTTTTGGGAAGATGACAAAGAGTATGAAGAAGATTTTTTGATGGGTATATTAGAAAAAGATTTACAGTCTGCAATTGATCAAGCAGATGACATGTGCAAAAATTTAACAATAAGTGATGATGCAAAAATTATAATCATTGAAATGATTTTCCAGCTTGGGGGGACAGGAGTTTCCAAGTTCAGGAAAATGTGGCAGGCGCTTCAGCAAGATCCACCAGATTACGCCGAAGCGTCAGTCCAAATGCTTGATTCACGATGGGCAAAACAGACACCTAACCGTGCAAAAGAAATGGCTAGGCATATGTCAGAGTGTGTGGTATAATGCCGCAGTGCAATTAATTAAGAAATATAATTACGCAGAACTAAAAAGAAAAGAAGGAGACACAAGGTTATATTTGACACCTGATGGTGAAGCTTTACCTTCTGTAACCAGTATCTTATCTAAAACAAAAGATAAATCTTTTTTAAAAAAATGGCGTGCCAAGGTTGGTGAAGAAGAAGCAGAAAAAATAATACGTGATTCTGCTAAGATTGGAACCGCGCTCCATCTATACATAGAACGTTTTGTGAACGGAGATAAATACAAAGATTTAACAAAAGTTGGTGTTCAAGCAGAAAAAATGGCACAGAAAATAATTGATGAAGCTTTTAAAGATATAACAGAAATATGGGGATCAGAGGTACATTTGTATAATCCAGGCAAATATGCTGGCACAACAGATATGGTGGGTGTTTACAAAAATAAACCTACAATTATAGATTTTAAACAAACCAATAGACCAAAGAAAAGAGAATGGGTACAGGATTATTTAATGCAACTAGCAGCGTACGCTGCGGCTCACAATGCAATATTTAATACTGAAATTGAACAAGGTGTGGTGTTGATGTGTTCTCGTGATTTAACGTTCCAAAGATTCGAATTGACAGGTGAGAATTTTGTACGCGCTACTAATGCATTTATGAAAAAATTGGATGCATACAATGCAAGCATAATCTAAATCAAATCCACTCTGATAATTCTTCTCCACTAATTTCCTTTGCAATGTTTACCTTGTTTTTTAATGCTTTAATTATTTTTTCATCTACAGTTCCTTTAGATACCATATCTATATATAAAACTGGGTTAACCTGACCTATACGATGTGCTCTATCTTCTGACTGTATTCTTTTCTCCAAATCGTAATTATTTGAATAATATATCACAGTGCTGGCAGCAGTCAATGTGATGCCATAGCCACCTGTTTGTGTGTTACCTATAAAAAATCTACAATCATTTGGTTTATTTTGAAAATCATGAATACATTTTTGTCTATCTTCTGCCTTTGTTGCACCATAGTATGTGCAGTATGACGTAGGACCATACTCTTTTTTTATTGCTGCTTCTATATTCAATATGTCATGTATATAGTTTGCCCATATAATTGCTTTACCTGTTGTTTCTGATAACACTTGCATTAGTTCTTCTATTCTATTATTTTTAAGATCTAATACTTCACCACTATCTGTTTTCATATGTCCACATGTTATTTGATGCAATCTCATCAATTGTGTTAAAACATTGACAGCTGTAAGTGATTGTCCTTTTAAAATAGTCATGGCATTTGTTTTCATGTCCTGGTATGCAATACGTTGTTCATCTGTCAATTCTACTTCACGTTTTACAAATGTTTTTTCTGGTAAATCCAAACAATCTTTCTTTAAAATACGATAAGAATGTGGCGACACAAGATTACCTAACTGTGCTAAGTTTTTAAATTTTACAATCTTTTGATACTTATGTGTGCCACCAGCTGCGTTAGCTGTAATTACAACAGCATATCTAGTTCTAAATGCATAAAAACTTTGTTGCCCTAATATTTCAGGATCAAGAAAATCCATTTGTGACCACAGATCCATAGGTGATTGTGTTACTGGAGAACCTGTTAGTATACGTCTATACTTTGCTTCACGTGCTAAACCTAAAATATTTTTTGTTCTTTTTGCTTGTGGATTTTTTATTGTAGTGCTTTCGTCCACTATCATCATGGCTTTACCAATCAAAAATAATTTAGCAAATTCTACACCTTTTTTTGTAGATAAAGCTTCTACATTCATTACCATGATTTTACATCTATAATCGTTTATATCTTTTATGTTTTTTAATTGTTGTTTATATTCTGAACTTGTAGATTGTTTCCAAGCAACAACATTTTTTTCTATGTAATCAGGAACGTGTGTAGGTATTTCTTGATCTACCCAATTCATGTATGTGCCTTTTGGTGCAACTATCAACACTCTATCTATTCTACCTTTGTTGTATAGTATGCATGCGTTGTCTAATGCTATTTTAGTTTTACCTGTACCCATCTCTGCAAAGATAGCAAAAGCTTCTTTATTCCAGCATTTTTTTAACGCATCTTTTTGATGCTCGTATGGCTTAGTTTTAAATTTGTACATTCTTAATTCTAATGTTGACTTCTTATATAACATGATCTATATGAGAATCAAGAAATAAAATTATGACAGTTTACGTACTACAAGAAATGGGTAGAAATATTAGATCAGCTGAAAAATTTGGCGATCTAAAAGTATTATTACCTGACAATAAACAAATAGTTTTATCTTCTGGACCATTAACTCATAAGTTAAAAAAAGAGTTATCCACATTTAGTGATGATGACTATTTGCTTTTGATTGGTGATCCTGCTATTATTGCATTAGCTGGCGCAGTTGTCAGTGAAATGAATAGAGGCAAATTTAAAGTGTTAAAATGGGATCGTGATGAAAAACGATACTATGACATAGAAATAGATTTGAGAGGTTGATATGAGTGAATTACTAGAACAAATGGCTCAAGATGCGGGCTCCACGGCCCAGGACAACATGGGCAAAATAGGTGCTGTTGCTAATGATGTAGCAGACACTGATAAAGAGATTGCTAATTTAGAAGAGCAATTAAGAAAGAAAAAAGATTACAAAAAACATTTAGCAGAAAATGTTCTACCTAACTTATTTGCAGAAGTAGGTTTGTCAGAATTAAAATTGGCAGATGGTAGACATCTTAAGGTTACCAACT